GGGGCATTGGGGTCAACGAATGGTCGCCCTCATGTTGTCTCACAGATGGCTGATCTGTATCAGGGACATAAATTGGCAGATGCCGCATTGGTTGTTGGTCGAAAGAAGTGGTCTTTAGAACAATGTGAACCTATGAAGTATATTCCGGAGGCAATGGATCATATGTACCGCCTCATGAGGAATGATATGTCAAAAAAATACGTTGTTCCATTTACACTTGCTCCCCTTAAGAATATGTTCCTTGGAGCTTCCGCAGGTTATACTGTGGCCCCCAATAGGACGATCCCAATTGATGAAGATCTTCCTCACCCAGTGAAAGTCTCCGGAAAAGGAAAGAAAATTGAGCACTTTGAACAGTATTTAGATCAAGTTATGGAATTTCTTCGTACAGGTAAGGAGCCACCAGTTCCATGGACTCTTCCACCAAAAAATGAAAATGCTTTCCCTACTGATAAACAACACAGTGATGAAGACTGGAAGAAGACGACAAAGAAATGTCGAGTATTTAATATTCCTTCGGGAGTATACATCATAATGGAGCGTTTAGTCTCGACATTTCGACATGTTATGGAACGTGGTTGGGCTATTCGGGTTGGACACAAATGGTCCCATGGTGGTGCCGATATGATTGCCCGATGCCTTGGGGTAAAACGCGAGGATATATGGAAGAAGACCATAGTTGAAGGCGATGGAAAAAACTTTGATGCTGCAGTCCTTGAGTCATGGGTAAATCTTTATTTTTCTACAATGTCCATTTATATGGACAAATCCCATGAGGACTATCCGATTTTTGAGAAGATCATTAAGTTCCTGTTGAAAAACATGCTGAAACGTTTCACCCGTCTCTTTGGTGACGTTTGGGGCATGGTTAGTGGTGGAGTTCCTTCGGGGGCCTACAATACGTCACATATGGACTCATGGATCATGTTGATGTACTTCTGTCTCTTCTGTACGTATCAAATTATGACAACTTCTGATCTTGCTATTCGTGAGAAGATGGAAATGGAGATGATAGACGTCATACGAATTATTGTCTATGGTGATGACCATTTGTACAATAAAGGTGACAGTGACGTAGCGCAGTATTTTTCTGGAGTTGCATTTTCTGCGTTTATGAAGCAATATTTCAACATGGATGTACGAGATCTCAAGGATGGAATTTCCTTAGCATCAAAGGCAGAAAAGGGGTGGATTACTCATTGGGGTGCGACATTTTTAAAACATCAAATGGTAGAAAATCCCTATGTAGATCGCCCACTCCAACCTTTTCTCTTACCGTATAGAGAAAGTCGAGAATTCATAGTGCGAGCAATATGGGGTAGAGAAACAAGAAGTCGTGATGAGATTGATGTTTTGTTGTCAATTTTGGGTCATGCATATGGGACGTATGCATCGAATAGGGATGCATACGATCGCTTACATGTTATCTACTCAGAAATCGTTTCAATTATTAATATAGAAAACTTACCAGATCGATTGATGGCTCGTATCTCCCATGATGACCTTAAGAAAATACGTAATATAGGAATTAAACCTGAGGATCTTGTCGCAGGTTTTCCTTTGTGGGAAACTCTCATTCTGAAGAACCAGATGGACGAATCATACCAAGATATAAGTAAAGTTCCACTGGATGCATTAGACGTACTTAACATTAGTGATGTTTTTTAACTTCTCTTCCTTTTACGCGCGAGCTCAGCGCTATATAAGAAGAGCATTGATGTCCCTTACAATTTGTCGATATGATTGAAAAAGGAAAACTAAAAATTTAAAGAAAATTTTGGGACTAGGATGTGACCCGGCAGGG